CAGACGATCATTCATCCTTTTTATTCGGAGGACGATATCCTTATAAGTAATTGATACGATCAATTCTTTAGAGGATGCCATCTCCCGACAATGTCTAAGGAGAAAAATCAAGAAAAACCAAAAACTTATAACGGAAAGCTAATAAACCGCCAAGTTATTATAACCCTAACTTGGAAAGGCCCACAAACCACACTAGGGTGAGGGTTCAACCCCTCTTTCAAAGTTTGTGACCCGTTGCGTGCGCACCACTAGTACGTATCGTCAGATGAGGGAACACTGAACGAATAGTACATTGGTACGCACACAAAGTAGATCAAATCAAAATCTACTGCACCTGCCATATAAATCGTTAAGATTGGCCAACCCATATCCGTCGTGGTCCCAGTGGAACCACAACGCATAGAAGCTGCAACCTTCATCGATTCACGCTCATCAGTGGAACCAACCACATCACGTGTTGCCACGTATGATGGACGAAATTTCCACTTTGAGTAATATGGTGAGATAGCAGACAAAGCCGCTTGAGTGTGCATGTTTGTCATTGCCATACCTCTATGGCCAATAACATCACGCCGCACATTACCGCTAGCTGTTGTCATAGGGGATCTAGCCAAGCTAGAGCCACTAGCAGCAGAACTAGGACCGGCATTGTACCTATTCACAGCTTGGCGAGTAGGATACAACATCCAAGTCCTAGGATCTCTTTCTACCTTCAACTCATCAACGAGCTCAAATCCGTTCCGTGAGACATTATAGTGGTGGACAATACCACCTCTATAACCCACAAAACAATTCCCCAACCAACTCATTGGATGATTGGGAGAATATTGGAAGGCGGACTTGGTGCCCGAAACAATCCCAGTTGCCCAATTGGTTCCCTCTGCATTATATCCATAATCAGTGGGAAAGCGAGGCACGTAATTTATTAGGGTATAATACCCAGCCAAATTAAACGTGTTCGCAGCGGAATACGCATTTCCAAGAAACTCCCTATGGAAATAGGAAGTTCTATGGAGCAAAGTGCGTAGGGAGGCTATAGTTTCTCCAACCGTAACCTCCGCAACTGAGATTTCAGGTTTCTCACCACCAACAGGGGCTAACTGATCAACTTCCTCCAAAGATTGGACAGCAAGTGTAGACCAGTCGGGTGTCTCATTTGGCTGCGCCATCTGATAACCACGACCTGCTCGTGCAAATACAAGCAGATCAACCTCTTGTGAGGCAGCAGGACCTGTCAACTCGTTCAGGACCGTAACACGCAAAACACCATTATGTAATGTTGAATCAAACGTAATAGTGCCACTTGTAGTTATAGCCCAATTGCTCCCAGTATTACTGGTGAGCAACCATGGATCTTGAGCTTTATATGGAATAGAGAACTCAATCTCTGACTCCTGCTGAAGATCCACGATACGAGTTTCCGTCGTGGTCTCCGCGTTGGTGCCAGGAACCCCTTGCGGGTCCCACGAAACCTGTACTCGACCTGTGTGATACCGGGATTTCACAAACCTAATTGTGAAAATAATCTCACCCCTCCAAAATTTGAACATAGCAGCCGCATGTGCAGCTGGAGTTTCATTAATGAAAGATTGTGAGGTTCCGGCATTTGTTGCATACTGTCGTGGAGTGACTGGAACTTGGAACAATTGTGTCCCAGGTGTGTACTGGTCAGTCCACAAAGCCCCAAAAATGAAGGATTGTCTTCCACAAAAATGGGAAACAGTCAACTCATCATCCTGGGACGCACCCGCTACGGTTTTATCAACCGTGATCTCATTTTTGGGATCAATAGAGAGTTTGTCCAGGGGAACTCCAGTTTCAACACTGGCAAATGCATGAAATGCTTTGGGCATGTAAGGATCAACGTCGCGAATAACTGGTGGATTTGAATATCCAAACAGAGAAGCGACTCCACTAACAGCCCTAGCACCAATTTCGGTTGCCCGAGCAAAGGGCCCAATCACAGGAGCATCTGTAAGCTTTGCAGCTACATCTGCCACTGCTGTAGCAGGCCCACTGATCACACCACTAGTATCGTACTCGTCAGCTTGAAGAGCAAGACCTGAAGTGAGACCAGCAAGCTCAACATCCTCAGCCCATGCATAACATGTGACTGTGACATTCTGCCCAGTGGCACCATTAGCACTCCTCAGTGAAGAATATAGGTAATATGTTAAACGACCCATCTCATTGAAGTCTGCTAACGTGCCTATGCTTAACCAAGCATGAGGCCACAAAAAGGGCAACTCAAGCTCAGCTGAGGTCATATCTTGTGGATACAAGAATTGACCAGGCATCTGAGAGAACTTGATCTGATCACCAGCTGACACAGAATTATCACGGTTCCCAGGCATCGGACAATAACACGCACGCAAAGCCCCATAATAAAATGGGGAAGCATTCACAACAAACTTAAGCTTAAGTTTGGCACGAAGACGCGTGTAATTGGTAATTTTATTCTTGATTGCGGCATTGCTAAAAAACAATGTCCAAGGATAAAACGATGTTTGGAGAACTGTGGTATTACCTTCAGCCCATGAAAAAGTGTTGATAGCAACTGGACGAGAAAGGAAATTTCCCAACTCACCAGAGACATCAACGTCAGGTCGGAACGAAATGGAAGGAGCACCTTCACTCGTAGCCATACCTGCATCACTAAACATCAAATTCTGCTGTCTAGTTTGGCGAACATCACCATCATCCAACTCCAAGGATTGGGGTTGTAGATAGTAAAATTTCGAGAGAGGCTTTTCTTGGAGAGCCTCAACACTCCTTTGTTTATTTTGATTAGCAGGTGGATATTTTCGTGCTTCCTTACACCTATAAGGAAGCATATAATGCACATCTTTCGGGTCCCAACCGGCCCTCACCTGAATAGGCGCTTCGAGGAACGCTCTGGTGGGGATAATCTCATACCCCCCACACTCATTTATACACTTAGGATATGCATGAACACGTAAAAATGCAGTAACTGGGATATGAAAGTCAGCTTTTGGTTTAAATTTGGACTTGCTAACAAAAGCCCCGCACTGAACTTGTAGAGCACCCAGGGCCGGTGCACGAAAACCTTCTGGCTCCCAAAGAGACCAATTTGGTGGTCCCAGAATCTTTTGTGTGGATATTGGTTCAGTTCTCAAGTACTCGGAAGAGGACTCAAGAAAACGATCCTTTAATTCATCCCATGTTAAGAAAGTATTTTCCTCAACATAGTGTTCCAGTCCACAATCTAGAACAAGGAGTTTCAAAAAAGAAACCTCCTTCTCAAAGCGTTCTCTACCATAGAAAAACCACTCAGACACTGCTGATCGAACTATATCAATGCATTGTTTTTGGGGGCTATCTACAGCACTTGGAATGTGAATCATCAAACTTTTCCAGATTGATTCTTCACAGAGAACAGCAACATGGCAATCCAATTCCTCATTGTACTCGAAGGTTCTCTTCAAAAAAGAAATCTCGGAAACTGGCAGGAATGGGATACTCTCCTCACTCTTATCGGCCATGGTATACTGCACTCCAACAGTAGCCAAAACCTGAGTTATGCTTGTATGGTTAAACCAATCTACAGATGATGCTAAAACATTATCATCACCATAGTTGATCACAACCACATTAGTGCTAAATGATGCTATCTCCCTTGCAGGATTCAGCTCAACATAGCAATAACGGAAATACAAGCTCCCAACAATACAGTTAATAATAACTGTAAGTGGGTGACCGGAGGGATTTGATCCATAAAACTGCATCAAATCACCATTGAAGTTGACAAATGCAAAGGCCACATCTTCTGCTATCACTTGGATAGCATTAACATGCCCTTTACTAGCACCTGAGCGCTGCACAAGTATCCGTATAATTCGGAAAGCTTCCATGATAACTATAGAACCCATAGACTTATCAAAAGTCTTAAAGTCACCAGCTATCAGTCGATCCTCACCGAAACGAGTCACAAATTGGTAAATACGCTCCCACTCAAAAGAGGTAGCATTAGTACCGGGTGCACACTCAAACAGATACTTGTTCAATTGCATCACTCGAACAAATGGGAGAAGAGCCATCCTTACACAAGTGCTCCAAGCGAATGGACCACCCATAAATAAACGACTCTTCTGGGCCTTCACTTTGTGCAAAGGTAACGCCTCGTCTTTAAGGTGTTGCATAAAGACAGGTGAAACGCTCACACCAAGTTGCATTTTATCCCAACACTCTTCTATCTCTGCTTTGATAGTATCATCAACCACCACAGGGTGTTGCCATATATCATCAGCAGGGATACGCATTACAAAATTGCGCTTTGTAGAATTGTGGGGATAGCCAGCACTGGTACTGAAATTCATCGAGTCAATAAATTTCACACCAGGAAAACCATTCAGCGCCACAGACAATGGAAGTGGATTCCTCAATTCTTTGTGAAACTCCTCAGGGAGACCTAACCAGATCTTCTCTAAAAAGTGATCACCACAAACCCGTAATACATCGGGTTTGAAGGTCATTGATTTTTCCACCATGGGTTTAATACCTAAATGTAAAGGCATGTAACCCTTCATTGGGGCAGGTGCGAACTTTCGCTCATGTCCCAATTCCAAAAGTCTCTTCGTGAATAGTGTATCACGAGCAGTACTCTTTGGCTGTCGTTTAAAACCACCAAAAGACCCAAACACTTGCAAACTTCCTTCTCTAAAGAAGCGAGCAGTGCATCGAGGACTAATGGTGGTAGAAAACTGAGGCCCAAGAAAAGGAATTTCAGCTTCCACCACTGGTGTAGCAAAGTATTCCAGAGCTTGTTCAACAACATCACGTGTGACAGGCATAGCCACACCAATATTCCGTTGCCCTCCCAAAGCATGAATCCCGGCAAGAATACAAGCATTTGGTTGTTTAACCAAAATAGGGGAGCCACAATGGCCACCCTCGGTATCTTGCACAAAACGGGATGCCACAACCTCAGTAGTAATACCGAATTGTTCGATAAACTCTTCTGAGACTGATGATCGGAAGGACTCCAACTGTGAAATCTGCCCATTAGCATTACGGATAAGCAGACGCCCAGGAGCGTCACACTTAAAACCCTTCTGCTTAGGCAATAACTCAAGAATGTTGCGACGAACGGGCATATGCAGAATCTCAAAGAAGGCAAGTTCCAGTTCCTGTCTAAAAT